GGTGTTGAGGCGTTAGTAAATGTTTTAAAGTTTGCCATTTTTACTCCTATAATTTGAAGTCTGAAAACTTATCATAAGGATCAGCTTTCACATCTTCGGTTTGGTTACTATCTACTATATTCTGTGCTGAGTTTTCCACATCATATAATCTCATTTTACTTCTATCAACGCCAACAATAAAAGATTTATTCATTGTAGGATCGTTGTATCTGTTCTTTAGTTGTTTTACTTTCATTTGTCCTAGTGCCTCTAGTTCTTCGTTAGACATTAAAGCAAACATAAAGTCGGCAGTCGCAGGTAAACCAAAACTTTCTGAAGTATCTTCTAATCCAATATCAGTTGATACGAAACCTGTTCTGGTTGTTTGTGTAGCAGAAAAGATAGGTACATTATGTTCTACAGCAAGACCTCTAAGTTCTTCAGCAATTGCCTTGATGTAAAAGTATGATGATATATTACCACCTTTAAATCTACTACTAGCACAAATATTTAAATAATCTATAAACAATACATCTGGTTTAAAACTTTTCTTTAACGCTAATTCATTTATTAAACTTCTAAAGTGACCGCTGTGAGCAGAAGCAGTAGGATATTCTTTAATGATTAACTTACCTTTTGTTTTACCTTCTAGTTTGTTTAGTTTACTATTATACAATTCTTTTGGCATAGCGTGTAAGTCGTCTATTGTTACATCAAATAAATTAGCATCAATTCTTTCAGCAATTCTTTCTTCAGCCATTTCTAAAGTAATATACAATACATTTAATCCTTGAAGTAAATAAGAAGAAGCAACGTGACACATAAACAAAGACTTACCAACACCAGTGCCGGCTAAAGCAATATTTAAAGTCTTACTAGGTATACCACCTTTTGTAATCTTATTAAAATAATTTAAGTCAAACTTAAATCGTTTTTCTTTTGTATGATACCAGTCAAATCTGTTTTCAGCATCAACAATATAATCGTGCCCTATGTTCTTATCAAACGATACAGCAAGTGCCTCAGATAATATGTGTGGTATTGCCTCTGGTGTTCTCTTTTGATCTTTGCCGTCTAAGATTTTAATACCGTCTAATACGGCATTATGTACGGCTCTATCTTTACAAAACTTTTCTGTTGTATCAGATAGCCATTGACCATCAACTTCTTCTAATACAAGTGAATTAAGTAAATCTTTAACACCACCTAGTTCTTGTTCATTAATGTCTTTTCTTTGACCTAGTTCTATTAATAATGTTTCTTTTGTAGGTAGATTTTTATACTTACTAACAAAACTTTCAATCTCACCAAATAAAATTCTTTCTTCTCTTTTAGCAAAATAATAATTCTTTAGAAAAGGTAAAACTTTTCTAGTATAATCTTCATTGTAAATAAGATTGGTAAGTATCGTTAGTTCTATTCTATCACTTGTTGTCATCAAATATTATTGTTCCATCCTTTAATTGTTGTTCAACTATTTCAACTAGTATATCTCCAATATACACTCTAAAGTCTTCTTTGTCAACCTCCTCTTTGTTTGGGTTTGCCATAACATCATAGGTAAACTTCAAAGGTATTTCTCCTTGTTCGTTTTCCGTAGGAGCAAATTTGACCTGATTGTACTTGTAAATAATACCTTCATATATGCCTTCGGTTAACTTTATACAACTAAAGTCATCACCGTTTCTTTGAGCAAATACGTAACGTTTATTCTGTTTCTTCTTCGGATCCGTAGCTAAATTTTCTTTTGGCGACTTCATCAATTTGGTCTAACACTTCCTTTGTAAAATATTTTTCAGGATCTTCATTGATATTTTTACCAAACACTTTTGTGCCATCTGGTAGTTCATATCTTGTACTAACTTTCTTAAAGACACCAGCTTCTTCGCCTAGTTCTAAAAGACCGTAATACTTATCAAGTCCTTTTTTGTAAGTTAACTTAACATCAATTTGAGCATTTTCTTTTGTCAATCTACTTTTATAATTTTTACAATGTATTATATTACCAACGACTTCGGTGCCGTCTTTATCTTTTCTTTTGCCAAGATAGATGATAGATGAAGCGGCATATTTAAGACCTGAACCGCCACCCATTTCTTTTTGAGGGAACATTGAACCGATAACATCATACGTATGATTGGTCATTATCATAGGTATATTTGCCTTACCAAGTTTCAATGTTAAAACTCTAAATGTTGATTTGACTATTTGTGATCTAGTCATATCTCTAGTTTCTTTACCAGCAGCCGTATCTTCCATTTCTTTTGTAGTCGATAACATACCTAAACTATCTAAAACAAACATTAACGGCTTTCTTTTATCTTCTGGTTGTTCTAAGTATTTGTCAATAATTTTAATTGATTGACTTCTAAACTCTTGTACTGTCGCTACTGGCACAATGACCATACGACTTGAATCAACACCTCTACTCTCAATCATTTCTTTTGAGATAGCACTTTCTGATTCAAAATAGATAACGCCAGCATCTTTGTTGGCGTCTAAAAAACTTTTACATATACCTAAGGCAAAAAATGTTTTACCTGTAGCGGCTTCACCGGCGATTGCCGTAATCTTATTACCTGGCATACCACCATAGATACTGCCTGATAATAAAGCATTAAATGAATACGAGCCTGTATCAATAAAACTTGTTACGTCAGCGCTATCAACACCATCACTTACAAGTGAGGCATATTCATTACCTGTTTCTTTAATTATGTCTTTTAGAAAGTTGCTCATATTCTAGTTTCTCCTTTTCACTATAACTTATTGTGTACCATTTAATGTTCTCATTATATAGGAATTCTTTGATATTGTCAAGTTCCGTTGGAGGAAAATGATGTGTCATATATTGTTTATTTTTATATATAGTAATCATCATTTAACATTAAAATTAATAATACAACGTAAGTTGTTTTTTGGTTGTTCAGCAGTATGCCACGTCAATCCATTAAATATTACTGCTCTACCTTGTTTTGGTGTCACTTTCTTTTTTATTTTAACATCTTCAAAATAAGGTATATCGTTTTCGTCTTTACTTTCATAGTTGTACAATATTGTATCTCCATCACTGTCACATACATAATATAAAACTACTGTATGAGGTGTAGTTAAATCTAAGTGTGGTGTGTCAACACCTTTACCTATAAATTTTTGATTTAATGGTAGTTGTAAAAAACTTCTAGCATTTATAACTTGTGAATAATCTTTGACAATAGGTAATACTTCTTCAAACCAATCACTCATTATTTCATAGTTCTTTTTGAATAAATGTTGAAAACCTGGTCGGCTTTGATATTCATTATCTCTCTTTGATATATCTTTTACATAGTACCAAGGAAAAAAATTATTATCTAATAATGTTTTTTTGATAAGTTCTTGTCTGTCTTTATCTATAATATTATCAACTATCTTTATCTGACTCATTCAATTCTTCCATATAATCATCCCATTTATCTTTTGCCTTTACAATCACTTTTTTGCCTTTTGATGTAGGTAATTTTGGATCAAGTTCCCATTCAAAACGTAATTTGTCATCACTAGGAATCCAATCTTTTGGTGGGTCATCATAATCACTTGGCTTTACTTTATTCCACATAATATCAAATATTTCTTTTTCAGTTAACATACCATATTCTGGCATAGCAATACGACCATCATACGTTTCAGCAATTTTTTCGACACGTTCTCTATTATATTGTATCTTACGTTGATAATCGTAATACTCTTTTAAATCAGTGTATTCTATTTTTGTTAAAGGAGCCATAGTCATATTTAGTTACCCAAAAAAGTTTTCAAGTGTAGCCTTTCTACTATGTTTAAATACATCAACATCTTTAGGACCAAAACACCAAACGTTTTCTATAAATGTAGAAGTTTCAAATTTTCTTTTTTCTTCTTCACTTTCAAATAGTTTATCTGACTTAGGTCTTTGTCTTATCTTCATACCAATTTGTCCCATAAATTTATCTTTATGTTGGTCAACTAATTCATCACCAGAATAATATCTAACATTTTTAATTTTAGGATCCATAATATTGATAAACATAAATTTAGATTTACTCATTGTATTTTTAGCAACAGGTAAATAAAAGTCATCACGCCATTTATTATATTCATTAAACTTAGACCAACTTTGATCTTCTTCGTGTTCACCACCTGCGTTATATTTTTCTGTACTAAAGTATGGTGGACTTGTAAAAGCACAATCTATATCTGGTATTTTATCATAAGGTATATTTTCAGCACCAATTCTAAATATCATTACATTTTTAATACCGTGAGATATAAAAACTTTATCAGAATCTCTAATTATATCTGGCTTATCATTACCTAAAAGTTTTTCATATTCAATAACTTGATTTTTATAACGTACAAATGTATTTGGGTTGGGATCACAACCGACATAAGTTTTAGCACTTGATGTATAAAAGCCACACAATCTGTCACCCCAACCACAACTTGTATCTAACACAGTTTTTGCCTCAGTCATATCATAGATAGCTTTAGCAACAACAGGTTTAAACTGAGTAGCAATATATGTACCCAATCTGATAACTTCAATATAACTATTAGGAGATAAGTCAGCACTACTATTAATACCACGCCATAGACCACCAAGTGTTCGCCATATATCTTTAGCAGAACCTTGTTCCCAAGTTTGTCTTGGTGATTTTAATTGCCAAGTACCACAATCTAATCGTATATCTTGGTGAAAATAATTTGAAGCATCATTAAATTGTGCTGAACCTTCAATCAATCCTAAACCATATTTTTCATATGAGTATTTGTAGTCATCATACTTTTCAAATACAGGAGATTGATTTTGTTCTTGTGGTGTTAATA